CCAGTCAGCGTGCTCACTTTTACCGATCTTGGTTCTCCGGTCAAAGCCCGGATCTATCGCAAATTCCTCGTCAAACTTGTGATGCTCCAAGAACACGGTGTGCTGGACCCGGCCCTCGAGAAGCGCCGGCGACTCATTCATTGGACGCGCATTTTTCCAGCTAAACGGACACTTGATCAATGTCGTCAGATCATGTGACCGCCAAGCTGGAATGCTGGCGTAGGTCGGGTAATCGAGCCCCTCATAAATGCCCGGTTTAAAATCCATTTGAATCTCCTTAAAACAAAAAGGCGCCGAACAAAAAACCGACAACGAATACACCGATCATGGCCCAGCCCGTGAACTGAGCTGTATCCAAATAGCTAATCACGATCATCACCACGAGGATCATCGCCCATGCTGTAACGTGTATACCATATCTTTTTTTGCTTGTCGGTGGCCGAGCTTCCTTCTCGCCACTGGTACTTGAATGCGGTGATTTCTGCATACTCCTGCACCCTCTTCTGGCCATAAACCTGAACCATAGCATCGATACACTCGATCTTGGCAAGCTTATAATGGGGCGGTGAATTCACCGCCTCATCAATAGTCTCGGCCAGTGATGGCTCTTGGGTTTTAATCGCCGCAAGAAAACGCTTGTGCATCCTCGGCGTAACCAGTCTGGTGGTCTTGACCTTGTAAAAAGCAGACTTACTCAGTTTGCTTTGCTTCAAGAACGCCGTGACGGTGAGCCCAGAGGCTGTTAATGCTCTTTCAAGCCGAGCCAGCATCTTGGACGCATTCAAAACGGAATGTCGTCGTCGCCGAACTCGTCCCCGGCAACAGGTTGCGGCGTGCTACTGATTGCGGCTAAACCTTTTACCAAGCCACCATCAGCCTTGCTGCCTTTTGCGTGGGCTGCTGCCATCTCGAACGACGCATCAATCATGTCGCAGAGAAATACTGGCAGGTCCGCAAATACATCGCAGGCGGCCTTGCTTGACTCGCAGCTCTGGCCTGAGAATTCTTTGCAGTATTCGTCCAAGTCAAAGGCAACCTGATCATTGACCGTGGCCACCTTCTTGGCACCACCGTCAGGCTTGAATATACTCACCACCTTCGCCTTACCATTAACGGTGTGGCCAACCTCTAAGTCGCAGGTCACGCCAAGGATGTTAGTCAGGTCAAAACCCTTCAACTCATCCTCGGTAAAGGATCTCCCGCGCCAGCTTTTCAGATCCTTATGCAGCGCCGCATTCTCGTTGAGCGAGAGCGTGTACTGTTTGAATATTGAAAAGGGCTGGTCATTCTTTGTGCGCAGGGCCGGCAGTTCCCAAAACATAAAAACGGATTTTCGCTTTTTAGGCGCATCATCCTGATACTGCTCTTCCCGTGTCCCAGCTTCTGCTAACTTGTAACAGATGGCCGAGTGCGTGCCGACTGGCACTACCTCAAAATCATCACCACTACTTGTCGCTGTTAGTCCCATGATACTTTCCCTTGTGTGTGTGTATAAAGTTGTACTAGTATACACAGCTCAAAATAAAAAGAAAGCGGACAAAAACCATGGTAATAACAGTAAGCAGGCCGACGAAAAATCTCAGTACACCATTCACGCAAGATGCCAGAAAAGAGTTTGAGGCATTCCTAGCCAGCAATGGCATGACCATTGACCAGAAGAAGGGGCTCATTGTCGATGGCGCCATCGGCAGGGCCTATATGGAGGCTGACAACAAGCGCAAGCTGACCGGCTGGTACCAGCTCTGGCTGAACCAGAGCGTGCCCTACGGCCGCTGTGGTGATTATAGGATCGATCATTCTTCACCCACGGCGCAGTGGAAGCCGGTTAACGGTACCCGGTATCAGATGACTGATGAGCATAAGGAAGAGATCAAGCGCTTGCAGGAGGAGGCGAAAGAAGCGCTCGCAATTAAGCAAACAAAATCGGCCAAGATCGCCCAGACCATGTGGGAAAGGGCAACGCCGTGCGAAAAACATCCCTATCTGGAGAAGAAGCAGGTGCTCAGTCACAACCTGCGCCTGCATAAAGATGGGCGCCTCATTATCCCGTTGCAGGACGCGAGCTTAGAGATCGTTGGTTTGGAGTTCATCGACGATAATGGCAAAAAGCTATTTCTCACTGGCAGCAAGAAGAAGGGCAGTTTCTTTATCCTGGGCGAGCACATGATGCATGATGCGCCCATCATCAATTACGCGGAGGGCTATGCAACGGCGGCCAGCTATTTCCAGAACGTCGGGCAACCCGTTGTCATCGCATTTGATGCCGGCAACCTAGAGCCGGTAGCGCAAACGATCTCGGAATATTTCCCGAACGCGAAGCACGTTATCATCGCAGATGTGGATGAAAAGAAGACCGGGGAGATCAAGGCAATCGCGGCCAGCCAAGCTGTGCTTAACTCAGGCGCTGAAAGCGAGGTGCTGATCCCAGAGGGCGGCCTCGGCGACTACAATGACCGCGCAGTTGAGGGCGTGCTAATTCCGAAGCTGAAACCGCTCAGCGTGCCAGATGGATTCGACTTCAACAAGAGCGAGCGCGGTAAGTATCTCAACACGAAGGAAAACGTGCGGGGCGTGATGATCCTAAACAAGATTAGCTGCCTCTATAACGTCATTAAAAAGCGCATGGAGATAACCGTACCAGAGTCAAACTTCATATCAGATTTAGCAGAAGAGGCAGCACTGATCGAAATCGAAGATCGCTGCATCCAGATGAATATCCCGCACACCAAGGTGAGAGACTATCTCAAGCTGCTGGCGGTCGAATACAACCCGGTGAAGGATTGGATGGAGGAAAAGCCATGGGACGGTGAGAGCCGCTTACAAGCGTTCATAGACACCATCAGCAGCCCAAGGCGCGAGCTCAAAGAGATGCTGATGAAGAAGTGGTTGATCTCTTGCGTAGCCGCAGCCTGTGAACCAAAGGGGGTTGAGCTCGAGGGGATACTGGTATTTCAGGGCGCCCAAGGTCTGGGCAAGACGCTGTGGTTCAAGCGCTTGGCAAATTACGATGAGGGCTGGCTGCTCGAGGGCGCAACGCTCAACCCGTCAGATAAGGACAGCGTCAAGCAGGCAGTGAGCCACTGGATCGTGGAGCTGGGCGAGATCGAGAGCACGTTCAGGAAAACGGACATAGACCAGCTAAAGGCGTTTGTAACCAAGAAGACTGATGAGCTAAGGCTACCCTATGACCGAGCCTTCACCAGCTACCAACGGCGCACAGCATTCTATGCGAGCGTCAACGCCAGAGAGTTCTTGACCGACTCCAGCGGTAACCGCAGGTTCTGGGTGATCCCGGTCAGCGATATCAATGTTAGCCATGGCCTCAATATGCAGCAGCTCTGGGCGGAGGTGAAGGAGACCATGTACCGGCCGGGTGAGAAGAACTGGTTCCTGAGCCCAGATGAGCGGGCTATGCTGCAAGATAGCAACGAGTTCTACCGCACGCAGAGCAGTGTCGAAGACCTCATCCTCGAGCACGTTGACTTTGGCGGCATCGATACTAAACCAGTTCAGATGACTAAACTGCTGCGAGATCTGGGTGTGCAAAACCCGAGGATGAATGATTTTAAAGACGCAGCGAGGGTGCTCAGCTATGGCGGAAAAGAGCCAAGGCGAAGCAGCGGGAGGAAGATTTATGATCTCTGCTACACCCCGGTGGTCAGTGATAAGCTCGATATTCCTGCGTTTAACGGGGGTGGCTGGGACGATTGAACCAGCCTGATTGGGCGTTGTTGGAGGCCATGTAAATGATGATTTCGAGGGGTTTGGGATTAAGGGTAAAAAAATGCCACCCTGTACCCTATGTGTGGTTAGATCTAAGTGGTTGATATTACTACTGTTACTCTATAAGGTAGGGTAGGGTACTATATATATAAAATAGGATAGTATAGTAGTGTAAAAGGGGAATAGTAGTATTTACATGGTGGTTAATTAGGGTATGGGAGATAGCTGTACCCCCCCCCTCACTGGAGGATGCGATGGACTTTGAATTTTTGTGGGAGCTGGGTCATACTCGCGATGAGAACTATCATCGCTGGCGGGAGCTGAACAACGCCGAGCGAGATGCTTGGGGATTGCCGAGAGAAACGGAGTCCGGGGCACGGTGGATATTTAATAAGATGGAGGTGAAATGGCGGGCCGAGGCAGACCACAAAAAGAACGACCCAAGCTGGCGCCAGCTCCGGTTCAGTTCGAGCAGGACCGAGAGTTCGGTCTAACGGAGATGCAGACCGCCTTCGTGTGGCACTACACGAAGGGCGGCTGCGGGCAGACAGAGGCAGCACGAAGGGCAGGCTTTACCTTCCCGGCGGGCAGTGCCAGCAAGCTCATGAACGGCCGGGATCATCCGAACGTCGTTAGGTCGATCAGGGCCGAGCAGGAGGATATGCGCGAGCGGTTCGCGATCACACCAGAGAAGACTGGCGCTATGCTGTGGCGCATCGCCGAGACGAGCTTCGAGACTGGGGCTTACAATGCGGCAGTGAGCGCAGTGAAGGAGTTGAATCAGCTCGCTGGTTTGACCATACAGCGCAGCCATAGCCTGAACATCAGCGCCAACCTCGACAGCATGACTAAGAGTGACATCAAGGTCCGGTTGAATGAGCTGTTGGGCGTGAGCGATGAGTTCAGCGACAAAGACCGCTAGGTTAGTTAGTACTCACTAACTAAGACAGCCCATAAATGTAAGTTAGTACTTACTAACAAGGCGGGGGACCGCCCCCGCTCAGGCGGGCCGGCTCCCGCAGAAAATCGCCCTTCCCGCCCTCCCTCCGCTAACTCCTTGAAATTAAAGGGGAATTCCCAGAAAAAGGCTAGATCCTGAACTTTTGTTGCCTGTCTGGTTTGACGTCGTGTGAGCACACGGGTGACAAAGCTCACCAGAGAGACCCTGGTGGTCCATGAGGGCATTAAAGAGCCTTACCTTTGGACCCCTATGGGTTTGGGAAAAGACGCTGACAAGGCTTTATTATGATACTGGGCACCCCCTTGAGCGAGCCGGCGCTTGAGGTCGGCTAAATTTCTGAGTTCGGTGGATTCAAAACCCAATTTTAAAAGACAGCAAAAAGATGGGCACAAGACGTACCTTTTGGGCACAAGACGTACCTTTTTTTGCGTGCTCCCTAAACGAAATCCTAAAAAAATTTTGCAAAAAATCCTATAACTTGTTGATATCTATAGGTAATTATATTTTTTTTCTGGTATTTTGTTCTTAGGGAGGGAGGGAGTGGAAATAAAGTATTGTATATAAATAATTATAACCGGGGTGTTTAAGGGCGGTTTATACATAAAAGTTTAAAAGGTTTTCGAGAACTCCCTCCCAAATCCCTTAAAAGAGGGCCCCCCGCAGGCGGATTTAAAAGGAAGAAAATGCCGCCACAAAGGGGGAAGCAGGGGGCCCAAACTCAAAGTTGCAACATAGCCGTAAATAATTTCTAATACAAGCCATGGTTGATTCGAGATCAAAAGGGGCTCAATTTGAGCGCGATATCGTCAAGAAGCTCAATGGTTTCTTTGCTGATAATGACCTTAGCTTCCAATGTAAGAGGAATCTCGATCAGTATCAAGCGAAAAATCTGAGTGACATCGAGATCCCATACCATGCTGTCGAGTGCAAAGCGTACAAGGATGGCTGGTGGTGGCGCCCCGAATGGTGGGCGCAGGTAAAAGAATCGGCGGGTGACAAGATCCCCGTTTTAGTTTATAAGTTTAACAACAAGTCGCCTCGTGTCTGTCTGCCCCTTTACGCCATCAATCCAGAATGGGCTAGGGACAATGACCAGACCGCCGTGATCACGATGGATCAATGGTTTACTGTGATGCAAGAAAACTGGGCTCACTATGCCAATTCTTAGAAAATTAATCGCAACAGCGAAGGCACCCACTGAGCTTGGTTTGTATAGCGCTGCCGAGGAGCTTATTTTAAATGCCCGGCAGCCCATCCAGAGTGGTTCTGACTGGCGTCGATATTTAACCAAGCGTGGCGTTAAAAAGGCTGAGCTTGATGCCTTTAACCTGACAGAGACGTTGGGCAATAAGCGCGTCACCCAAGACGAGCTTCTAGCGACCATCGAAGAAAATCGCCTGCACCTCAAGGAAAGGGAATTTCGGTCCCCTGACGATATACCGATTGCTTGGGTTGTCACACCTGTTCCCATCGAGAAGGTTTGGGGTGGTGAATATTTGAGAGAGCAGATAGATGAGACCTTGGACTACCTCTCCCTTGAAGAAGCACAAATTATAGGCGAAGAGGTTATGGAGAAACTTGTTCGCCAAGATTCTAAGATTAGTGATTATGTTCTACCTATCCACCAAGGTGGCGAACTATTAAGTGATCAATTTAACGCAACTCCCCTTCTGGCTCGCCTTGATGAAATCATGATGGATGATTCCCTTACCCCTAGGGAAGGGGAATTTCAGTCCCCTCTTGCCTCTTGGGCTGAGGAGATACAAGAGGATTTAATTCCTCTAAATTACCAGTCGCCGGGTCAGGAAGATATCATGAGTCTGGAAGATTTTCATGACAATAATACGATTGATTCCGGTTACAGAGATAGCGCCACTGTGATCAATAGGTTTGCGAGGGACATCGCTTCTTTCCCTCGGGCAGAACGAAAGCCGGCGCGTGATTTGCTCAAGGAGCTTAAAAAATTAGATGCGGCCGGTGAAAGATCGGCTGAGATTAAGAGGCTTGCAGG